CTAGTGCCAATCTAGGCAACGCAGTCATTGCTAACTACTTTGTAGGTAGTGGCATCAATCTTACCAATATACCTGGCCCAAACATCATTGGTTCTGTTCCATTAGCGGCAGCAGTAACAAATAATGCACAGCCAAATATAACCAGCCTAGGCACTCTATCAAACCTAAGTGTAAATGGCAATATTGAAGCTACCGGCAATATAAACGGTGGCAATTTATCTGCGTCTAATCTAATCACAGCAGATAGATTATGGATTAACACAAATGCCAATTTCACTGGCAATTTGAATGGTAGTGGAAATGTCAACTTCACTCAGTCAGGTAACGTAAATCTAGGTAATTTAGCCAATATTCATATTGGTGGTGGATTAAATGGTTACGTTCTATCTACTGATGGATTAGGAAATCTAGAATGGATTGACAATGGAAATGGCGGCGGCGGCGGGCCCAGCGGTTCTAACACTCAGATTCAATACAATGATAGCGGCGTGTTTGGCGGAAGCCCATTCTTCACGTTCAATGAAGTAACTAACACGGTAACAATAGCTGGAAATCTAGTGGCCAACGTACTGGCCATGGGTTCTGGCATAAATAGATTTTTTACGCAACAAGTGTTTATTGTAACAACAAGCACTTCTAGCAAGCAGGCAATTGTATCACTACAAGCTAACAGCGTATCGGGCGCTGACTTTGTAATTGTATCGACAGATCCTGCAGGAAACAAGAGGCAAATTAACAAGTTTACTGTAGTGTTAATTGGTGGTGAGTTGAGTTACAACGAAACCAGCACGCTAGAAGTAAACGGATTCACGGGGGATTATACAATCGAATATGTATCTGGCAACATCATTGTTCCGGACCAGGTAGTGCTCTATTTTGAACCACTACAGGCCAATGTGATCACAACAAAGGTAATGGTGACTGCTTATGATCCATAATAGATTGTATTAGATAGAAGAAAAACAAAACATGTAAAACGGAGACTCCACACATGGCATTAAAACCACTCAACTCTGTAGGCGGCTACTCAGTAGGCGACTTAGAGCAAACAACGATCATTGATGGTTCTGGTAATATCGGCAACGTAATTGCTGCTACTGTCGGAACTGTCAACACCAGCAACGTAGTTGCTGGTACATCGAATATCGCACTAGCATCTAGCGGCAATCTTGCTGTTAGTGTTGGTGGCACAAGCAACGTATTAGTTGTCAGCACTGCTGGCGCTAATGTTACAGGTAATTTAGCTGTCACGAACAGCGTACTCGTTGCAAACGTAAATAGCGGCACATCTGATCTTGCTTTAATCAGCAATAACAGAAGCGTCACTATTGCAGCACTCGACGGAAATGTAAGTTTCCCAGCTAACGTATCAGTAACTGGAAACGTACAAGCAAATTGGTTCATCGGTAATATTCAAGGTACACTTGCTGCACCTGGCGCAAATACTGATGTTCTATTCAACGACACTGGTACAACAAATGCAACAGCAGGGTTGACTTTCAACAAGTCATCCAACACACTAAGTGTTGCTAATGCATTAAGTGTCACTGGCAATATTACTTCGGGCAATGCTGCTCTAGGTAATCTAGCTACTGCTAATTATATCACAGTTGCTAATAACTTAACAGTTCTTGGCAGTGCAAACATTGGCGGCGGTACCGGCGGTAACTTGACTGGTGCGAACGTTATCTCTGCTAACACCTTCATTGGTACACTAGCAAACGGTAACTCAAACGTATCAATGGTTGCAAATGGCAATGTAACAGTTGCTTCTGCTGGTAATTCAACACTAGTTGTATCTGGCACAGGTGTTAACGTAGCCGGCACACTAAACGCCACAGGCGATCTAGTTGCTGCTAACGTAAACACAGCAGGTAATGTTACTGCATCACGATTGATATCGAACGTAGCTAACGGCACAGCACCATTAGTTGTAACTTCACAAACTGTAGTTGCAAACTTGAATGCTGACTTGTTAGACGGCTTCAATAGCGATCAAGCAGCAGGTGCAAACACAGTTGCTGTACGTGACGCAAGCGGCAATCTATCAGCCAATTACTTTACTGGTAATGGCGCGTTCTTAACTGGTATCGACACATCATTGATTGCTAATGGAACAAGTAATGTTACAGTAGCAGCAAGTGGTAACGTATCTGTCAACGTCGCAGGCGCACTCGTAGCAACATTCTCAGCCAACACAATTGGCACAACTGGTAATGTCGAAGCAGGCGCAGTAAAGACTGACAATCTATTGTATGCGAACGGCGCAGCATGGGATCTAAGTGACCCAGGCGGCTCAAATACAGCGATTCAGTTCAACGATGACGAATCATTTGGTGGCTCAGCAAACTTCACGTTTGACAAAAACACCAATTTATTCACGGTAGTTGGTACAGCTAACGTCAATGCATTGAACTCAAGCGGCAACATCGTTGCTGCGAACGTAGCTTCAAACGGTCTAGTATCGTCTTCAACATTAAGCGTCACAAACAACGCCAACGTTGGTAACTTAGGTACTGGTGGTTTCATCACTGCAACAGGTAACGTCACTGGCGGTAACTTGTTGACAGGTGGTTATGTAGAAGCCACGGGCAACGTTTCTGGTGCAAATATCAATGCATCTGCTGCGGTTGTTGCTTCAGGTAACGTTTCTGGTGCAAACATCAACACAGGTGGTGTGGTTGCTGCAACAGGTAACGTCTCGGGCGGTAACTTAACAACAGGCGGTGTCGTACAAGCTACCGGCAACGTCATCGGTGGTAATATCACTACTGTTGGTGTAGTATCTTCAGCAACTCTCAGTGTTTCTGGCAATGCTAATGTCGGTAATCTAGGTACTGCTGGTCTGATCACTGCATCTGGTAACGTTACTGGTGGTAACATCGTAACAGCAGGCCTTGTTTCTTCACAAACATTGTCAGTTGTTGGTAATGCAAACGTTGGCAATCTTGGTGCAACAGCTGGTGTCTTCGCAGGCAACGTCTCAGCACTCAATGCAAACTTGGGCAATTTGGTTGAAGCTAACTATGTTAATGTCGCTAATGACATTACAATAGGTGCAGGTTCTGGTGGTAATATCACTGGTGCAAATCTCATCAGTGCAAACTTCTTCACTGGTACATTGACAACAGCAGCACAGCCAAACATCACTTCAGTTGGTAACTTGACTTCATTGCAAGTTAATGGTACAGCAAATGCTGGTAACTTGTCAGCATCAGGTACATTGAATGTTGTTGGTAATGCTAACGTTGGAAACATCGGTGGTAACATCGCTGTATTCACTGGTAACTTGACTGCTGCTAATGCAAATCTTGGTAATCTTGCTTCTGCAAACTTCTTGCAAGGCACATTGACAAGCACCAATCAGCCAAATATCCAATCTGTTGGTACGTTGACTGGCTTGCAAGTTAATGGTACTGCAAACATTACTGATATCAACAGTATCGGTAACATCGTAGGCAATACAATTAATGCTAACATTGCATTGAATACACCACTCGTACAGAACGGCAATAGCAATATTGCATTGACTCCAAACGGCAACATTTCGCTAACTGCATCAGGTAATACAACTTTTGTTGTAACTGGGTCAGGTGCTAACGTAAGTGGCACATTGGGCGTAACAGGTAATGTCACTGCTCCAAACTTCTTTGGTAACTTGGTTGGTAACTTCTCTGGTAACATCACTGTTCCAGGTAGCAACACACAAGTTCTATTCAATGATGGTGGGTTAGCAGGCGCTAATGCTAATATGACATTTGACAAGGCAACAAGCACTCTTGTTGTTTTGGGTAATGCTAATGTTTCTAACTTGAATGCAAGCAACAATGTAGTCGCAACTGGTAACGTCAGTGGTAACAACTTGTCAGTCACTAATCTGGCAAATGTTGGGTCACTAGAAGTTCAAGGAAATGCAAACATTGTTGGTAATATCGGTGCAAATAACGGCTCTATCACTAACTTATTGGTTGTTGGTGGTAATGTCCAAGCTAATGGTAACGTCGTAACTGACAGTATCCGCAGCTTGACAAGTGCTGGTATCACATTGACAGTTGGCTCAGGTAATGGCAACATTACTCTTACTCCAGCAGGCATCGGTGTCGTAGACGTTTCTAACGTCCGTATCAGCAACGTTGCTGAACCAAGTGCTGCTAGCGACGCTGCCACAAAGGCATACGTTGACAGTATTGCACAAGGATTGCATGTTCACGCTCCGTCATACGCAGCAACAACTGCAAATCTTGCTACATTGTCGGGTGGTGCGATTGCTTACAACAACGGCACAGCTGGTGTTGGTGCAAACCTCGTATTGACTGGCGGAACAAGTGACTTCACTAGTGCAAACTTCTTTGACGGTAACGTCACAGCAGTTGCTACTAACAGAATCTTGGTCAAGAACGAAGCCAATGCTGCGCACAACGGTATTTACGTTGTTACAAGCTCAACAGTATTGACTCGCGCTGCTGACTTCAATACTCCAACTGAGATGGCAGGTGGTGACTTTACATTCGTACAGAATGGAACCACTTACAACGATACTGGTTGGGTAATGACTGATCCAGTGACAACAGTTGGTACAAGTCCTGTAAATTGGGTACAATTCTCAGGTGCTGGTACTTACACTGCTGGTACAGGATTGGTGTTGAACGGTACTGTATTCAGCATAGGTAATACAGCAGTAACTACTGGTTCATACGGCTCAGGCGATGCGATCTCAACGTTTACTGTCAATCAACAAGGTCAGTTAACTGCTGCTGGTACAACACCAGTAACAGCTAATTCAGCCAACTTGATTGGAACAGTGCTGGCGTCGAGTGTCGTAACATCAAGTTTGACTAGTGTTGGTACACTAGGCAGCTTGGCAGTCACTGGTAACACTACATCAGGTAACTTCATTGGCACACTCGCAAATGGTACTTCAAACATATCAATGCCAGTTGCTGGTGGAAACATTGATATCAGTGTTTCTGGTAACGCAAACGTTGCTGTAGTAACTGGTACGGGTGTAAACGTTGCTGGTACGTTGAATGCAACTGGTAATATCACTGGTGGCAATATTGACACTGTTGGTGTAATCACTGCAACTCAAACAATCACTGGTGGCAACCTGTCAACTGGCGGTACATTGAGTGTAACTGGTAATGCTAACGTAGGCAATTTGGGCGCAACTAACGGCGTCTTTACTGCAAACGTAAGTGCTGGTAACGTCAATGTGGTAAATACAGCAACTGCTAATGTTGTCACTGCAAACAACCAGGTCAACATTGGTAATACGCATATTGCGTGGGCAACATTAACTACTACTGCTACTTCAAACGTAGCGTTGGTTTCATTCCCACACAATTCAGCAACTGTAGTTGAATATCTTGTTAAGGGCGTTGATGGTACTGCTAAATACAGTGTACAAACTGTACAGGCGGTAACAAATGGTGCAGATGTTGATTACAGTATCTTCGGCACAGTGTTCATTGGTAGCTCACCAGGAACTCTAACTGCTGGAGTCAATGGATCTAACATTGTACTTTATGTAACACCAACTACTGGTAACAGCACAGTATGGACAGTTCAATACAGGACGATGTAAGATAGATGGGACTAAAAGCGTTTAATGCAAGTGCTTATTCTGTCGGGGTCGATAACCTAACCAATGTTATCGACTCCGGCGGAAACATTACAGCTCAAACGCTGTTGGTCAACGTTCATGCAAACCTTGGCTCGGTTGAAAACCTGATAATAACAGGTGGTCAATCGGGCCAAGTCTTGCAGACTGATGGAACAGGCAATTTGAGTTTCGTGAATACGGTTGCAGGATCAAACACGCAAATTCAATTCAATGATGGAAATGTGTTAGGTGCTACAAGCAACCTAACGTTCAACAAGGCGACTGACACTTTATCAGTCAAGAATTCAATCAACATCGGTGGTGCTGACGCAAATATTTCCGGCGCCAACAATGTCGTAGCTAACTTTTATTTTGGAGACGGTGGATATCTAAGTAATATCACATTAACATCACCCACCTATATCGAAAACGGCACAAGTAATGTGATTGTTACCGCAAATGGTAACGTCAACGTCTCTGTAGCAGGCACCTCGAACGTGCTTGTAGTGACCAGCAACAGTGCTAATGTAACAGGAAATCTGAGTGTATCCAATAATGTGACATTAGGATCCGGATCAGGCGGAAATTTGATTAACGCGAACGTGATTCAATCAAACACCTTTATCGCATTACTAAGTGCGAATTTAGGCAATTCAGTCACATCGAATTATTTTATAGGTAATGGCGCATTACTGACAGCCATAACTGGTGCAAATGTTACTGGTACTGTTTCTTCTGCGACTACCGCAGAAACTGTAACGACGGCAGCACAGCCAAATATAACAAGTGTCGGTACGTTGTCATCACTTGCAGTGACCGGTAATGTCACTGCCGGTAATTTCATGGGGATACTAGCCAACGGAACTAGTAACATTTCTATTCCTGTACAAAACGGTAATATAAACCTTTATTCTGCTGGCAATATTTGGCTTTCTGCGGGAAACGGCGAGCGTGAGTTTCTATTCAATAACTCTCTTATGGTATTCTATTCAACTGGAACGTTAAATGGTAGAATAGGAGGAGAGGCTGGAACTTTTAGTGTTGATGCTCATGGTACTAATGCTGCACCGTCTAATCTTACACTAGCTACACTATTTCAAGGTTATATTAGGTTTGCTACAGACACGAATGAAAGAATGAGAATTCTTGCTACCGGTAATGTAGGCATAGGTACTTCTACTCCAACATCAAACTTACATGTAATTGGTACCGCTAACATCACTGGAAATGCTAACGTTGGTAACATAGGTGCAACTAATGCAGTATTCACAAACGTAAGCGGCAATGGCGCTGCACTGACATCCATAACTGGTGCTAACGTTACCGGAACTGTTGCTAACGCAACTTATGCAGCGAGTGCTGGATCTGCAACAACAGCGGGTACCGTTACAACTGCGGCACAGCCAAACATTACTTCAGTAGGCACTTTGTCTTCATTAACAGTTACGGGTAATGCTAACGTCGGCAATCTAGGCGCTACCATTGGTATTTTTAGTGGAAACGTGACGGCAAATTATTTTATTGGTAATGGTGCATTTTACGGCAATGGACAAGGTGGAAATATCACTGGAGCCAACTTAATCTCTGCTAACTTTTTCTCAGGTAATGGCAGTGGATTGACTGCGATTATAGCTCAAAGTGCGAACACTGTTACTAATGCCGCGCAACCTAATATCACATCAGTAGGTACGCTATCTTCATTGGCGGTAACTGCTAATATTACAACAGGTAACGTAATTGCAAACTATTATTATGGAAATGGAATTAATCTTACTGGCATAGTGAAGGCAATACAATTTTTTCCTGCCTCTGCAACATATCCTAGTGCTAACTATGCGACGTATCAATCAGTATCTGGAACTAACTTTCCAGTCAATTCTCTGGCGTTTGACGCAAATACAGAAGAAGCAGTGTTTTTTAATTTTAACTCAGACGAGTACAGCGCAGGTAATGTTCAAGTGGATATTCAATGGTACGCAAGCACTGCGTCATCAGGAAACGTAGTTTGGGGAGCATCTCTTGCGTGTATTACGCCAAACTCTGATACTCAAGATATTACCACAAAGGCATTTGGTGCAGAAACGTTAATGTTGGATACACACTTAGGCACGACTGGTAAAAGGCTACATTCTATTTCGGCCAATCTGTCAAACGTAGACGGCATAGCAACTAGTGACTGGTGCGTATTAAAGATTGCAAGAAAAGCGGCCAACGTTAGTGATACCATGGCTGGTGACGCATTAGTTGTAGCAGTAGACGTAACGTATATTAATTGATAGAAATTTTTATTTCATAGGATATAGTACATGTCTAGATTGTTTGATCAAGCAACCGGAACGTATTTACAGGTTGATTCGTCTCCTGTAACTACTACTCCGCTTACTATGCATTGCTGGTTTAATATTACGGGTGCTGTAATTTTTAACACGGTGTTTTCTATTCAGCAATCTAACGCAGACAACTGGTGGCGGCTGCGTGCTAGAAGCGGATTTGGTCTTAATTTTTTGTGTAGGACAACGGCCGTAGCCGAGAACGCAGCGGTATCATCAAACACCATCACTGCGAACGTATGGAATTCTGCGTGCGGCGTTGCTACTTCTAGTACGAGTCGTGATGTTTATCTTAATGGTACAGGCAAAGGATCACAAACTATTAGTCAAACTCCTACTGGAATAAATCGTGTGAGCGTTGGAATGGTCAGAGCTTTATTCACAGGAGAAGGAACTACTGGTTTAATTGCGCATCCAGCAATCTGGAATGTTGCACTCGATGCGCCAGAAATTGCCATGTTAGCTGCCGGACTGAGTCCTCTTTTAGTGCGCCCAGCATCTCTGGTATTTTATTCCCCATATATTGGACGCGATAGTCCAGAGATTGAAATTATTGGTTCCAGAAATCTTACGGTCTCGGGAGCAACGTCTAGTCCGAGTGAACCTATAGTGAATTGGCCTAGCAATCCGATTTAATTATTAGCTAGCAAAAAATACTTCAAGTCTTGCAAACACGTTAAATATTTCGTAACATATCGGAAAAATTTATGAAATACTATCTTATATCTGAAGAAGTTTTACGGGCCACATTGTCTTATCTTATGCAAAGACCATATCACGAGGTAGCTGAAACTATAGCTATTCTTACTCAATTGCCCGAAATCCCAGTAACCGAGCCTGCTCAAAATATTGAAAATACAGAACAATAAGCTAGGCGTCGTATGAACCCATTTTTAAGTTCTTACGAGTCTAGACTGCAATCATGGGCTTCTTTTAGGCAAAAAATTGATTTACTGTCCCTCGAAGAACAATGCATTGAAGTCGATAGATATTGGCAAAAAGTTCCTTTTGTCGAGCATTATTTACATCCTGACTTGATAAACGAGTGGCCAAATCCATGGGACTTGTTGCATATCAATACGTATTGCCCGTATGCCCGTGGGCTAGGTATGATCTACACATTGCTATTTCTGGGTGTTTGCCGCATTGACTTAGCCATCGCTAAAGATGATAATGGTGAACAAGTGGTACTAGTGTTGGTAGACGGCGCAAAATATATACTTAATTACTGGCCTGAGTCAGTGTTAAATATCAAGCTGTCTGACTTTACTATTGTAAAGAAAATCGACACTACGCCACTCCAACGAAAAATAGGATCATTATGAAAATCTACGTCATTAAACGTTCAGGTAATCGAGAGTTGTTGACTGTCGAAAAGTGGCAAGCTCAAATTGCAAACATCTGCAAAGGTATTGCTGATGTCAGTCAATCCATGGTTGAGATCAAAGCCCAGCCACATTTTTATGATGGTATTACCACTCGCGAAATCGATGAAATCACTCTTCGTGCGATAGTAGATCTTATTGATGTTGAGAACAATCAAGATGTGGGACATGTAAACTATCAATATGTTGCAGGAAAACAACGTCTATCTATGCTTCGAAAGGACGTTTATGGGCAATACGAACCTCCAGCACTGTTTGAAATTGTAAAAACAAACGTCGAGTCTGGTCTTTACACTTCTGAACTACTAGAATGGTACTCAGAAGAAGATTGGAACAAGATGGAAGAAATCATCGATCATGAGAAGGACGAGCAGTACAGTTACGCTGCGATTGAGCAGCTAATTGAAAAATATCTGGTTCGAAATCGTGCAACTAAGCAGATTTATGAGACCCCTCAGGTCAGATATATGATTGCAGCCGCGACAGTATTCCATAAAGAAGAACCTAATGCAGCACGGATGCGATATATCAAAGAGTATTATCACGCAGCTAGTGATGGTCTTTTTACTCTTGCTACTCCTGTATTAGCGGGACTAGGCACACCCACAAAGCAATTTAGTAGTTGCGTATTGATCAAATCAGACGACGATCTTGATAGTATTTTTGCGTCAGGAGAAATGATGGCAAAATATGCTAGCAAACGTGCTGGTATTGGTCTAGAAGTGGGCAGACTACGTCCTTTAGGATCACCTATTCGAGGTGGAGAAGTCATGCATACTGGTATGGTGCCATTCTTAAAGAAATGGTTTGGTGATCTACGTAGTTGCAGTCAGGGTGGTATACGTAACGCAAGTGCTACGATCTTCTATCCTATCTGGCACTATCAGTTCGACGATCTTATTATCATCAAGAACAATCAGGGAACAGAAGAAACAAGAGTACGTCATATGGACTATGGCGTAGTGCTATCAGCATTCTTCTGGAAAAGGTTCAAAAACCGTGAAAATATCACCTTCTTTGATCCTAACGAAGTTCCCGACTTATACGAAGCTTTTTATACAAATTGCGCGAAGTTTGAAGAACTTTACTGCAAATACGAAAAACGTAAGGATTTGCGTAAGAAGACAATGAATGCAGAAGATGTATTCAAGGGTGGAATTCTTAAGGAAAGAACCGACACAGGTAGAATCTATCTAGTATTCATTGATAACGTGATGAATCAGGGTCCGTTTGATCCAGAGTATCATACGATCTATCAAAGTAACCTTTGTCTGGAAATTTTGCTTCCAACTAAGCCCTTCAAGCGACTAGATGATGATCAGGGCCGAATCGCCCTCTGTACCCTCGGGTCCATAAATTGGGGAAGTTTTAGAAACCCCGAAGATATGCGTCGAGCTTGCCGCATTTTGCAACGTAGTTTGTGCAACATTCTTGACTATCAGGATTTCTTGAGCATTCAAAGCAAATTAAGCAACGACGAGATTCAGCCACTGGGAATCGGCGTGACTAATCTTGCATATTGGCATGCTAAGAGAGGATTGAAGTACGGTGAAACGGATGCTCTACGAGAAGTCAAGAGTTGGATGGAAGCTCAGGCATATTATTTGACTGAAGCTACCGTTGAACTTGCTAAAGAACGCGGAAAGTGCTTGCATAGCGATCGGACACGCTATGGACAAGGTATTTTCCCGTGGGAACTCAGAGCAAAGGGAGTCAATGAATTAACAGACTTTACTCCAGAACTTGATTGGGAAAGTTTGCGTGCAGAGATGAAGCAACATGGTGTCAGAAATGCAACACTCATGGCAATTGCACCGGTGGAAAGTTGTCATTCTTGGGAAGATAAGATAAATACTATCGATGGGTCATTGCCAAATTTTCATCAATTGTGTGAACGAGCAGGCTTAGATTGGACACGGATCGAATCTGAAAATCTTGTCGGTCATCATCGAATCTCGGAGATTTCAGTAGTCGGTCCAGATGGAAAAGAAGATTTTATCACTGATATTTACTATAATGGTCTAGCCTACGTCAACGAACTAGAATTCGAAGATGGATCTATTGTAAAGCTTACTGATAATCATAAATTACTGGTACACAGAAACGGAGAAAAACAGTGGCTACGAGTTTGGGAATTAGAAGAGGGAGACGACGTTGTTGAAGTTGGTGATTTTGGGCAAACCGAGATCCCAGCCTAAGAAAATCTTACAAAGAGCCAAAACTCTGTCAGAACTGTCAAAACTCTTGAGTTCAGTTTCTACCGAAGACTTGTCGGAGTTTTATCAACTTTCTCTAAAGAACAGAGACAACATCATGAATGCAGTGTTTAGATTTGTTCATGATGGTCGATATTTGAAATATGTACAAGGTCTCACTGATGAAGAGTATTGTTCTGAGAGATATAAACTTTGGCTTGAATTTAGAAAAGAAAATACATCAGTGGCAAATAGTGAAGAGTATTTTCGAGTAAAGTATGGACAGACCTGGCAAATTCGTCAAGCAGAATATCGCAGAAATAAACCAAATACCTATGATATTTCTTATTGGCTGAAAAAAGGAATGACCGAAGAGCAAGCGCGAGATAAAGTAAAAACTCTGAAATACGAGACTTCTCTGTCATTAGAAAGATGTATTGAATTGCACGGGGAAGTAGAAGGACGAGAACGACATAAGTTTATACATAGATTTCACAAAAATTATAGTGATTACTGGGGAGATGATCTAGCAGGCTTCACAAAATACAAAAGAGAAACTAACAGATGTACAGTTGATTTTTGGCTGAAGCGTGGATATTCTAAAGAAGATTCCATGAAAATGATATCGTCAGTTCAAAAAATGTATTCTGGATTACATCGAGAATTTTATGAGTCCAGAAATCATTCAAAAGAAGAAATTGAAAGAATAATGCAGTCGATTAATGAAAAGAAAGATAGTTCTAGTTTGCAATTTTGTTTAGATAGATATGGTAATAATGGTCTAGAAATCTATGAAAGAAGACGTAAATCAAAATCTTCATGTTTCAGAGAACAAGGAAAATTAGCAGAAGAATTGCATAAAGGACTTCAAGGATATTCGGCAAGAGTTGATAGAGTAACTAAGAATTCGTTGAAAAAAATACCGGCATGCCCTGGAAAAAGAGGCAAACATCGTGGTGAATACCAAGTGGATCACCGATTTTCAAAAATGCAGGGCTTTCTAAACGGTATAGATCCTGATATAATCGGGCATCATGAAAATCTAGAATGGGTTTTGACTGAAGAAAATTGTAGCAAAAGAATGAAATGCTCGATCACAATCGAAGAGTTAATGGAGAAAATAAATGAAAATCAAAAAAATAAATCGTAAACTAGAAATCGTACCCACCTATGATATAACAACTCGCAGTGGAGCTTATGCATTACCAAATGGCTGCGTGTCCCATAATTCTTCTGTAGTCATCAATTCCACAAATGGTATCGAGATGCCAATGTCACTGATCTCTGTTAAAGAAAGCAAGGCTGGATCATTGACTCAAGTAGTCCCTGAATATCACAGACTGAAGAACAAATATCAGTTGATGTGGGAGCAAAAGGATTGCGTAGGCTATTTGAAGACTGCCGCAGTGCTTGCTGCTTATGTGGATCAATCCATCAGCACTAATACTTTCTACAATCCGGCTCATTTTCCTGATAGAAAAGTACCTACTACTCTGATCGCAAAGAATCTGATGCAAGCACACAAGTGGGGAATTAAATCGTTTTACTACAGCTTGATTTCTAAGTCAGGAAGTAAGAGTGTCGATGAGCCAGAACAGCCATTACAACAATCTATTGAGGTTGAAGATGATTCGGACTGTGATTCATGTAAGCTTTAGGATAGTAATATGCTAGAAACAATCTGTGATATTTTAGTAGACGCTTACAAGCGAAATTGGATTACTAGTAGAGATGGTAATGTTTCTATTCGTAACTATGATCGCGACTACTTCTTCATCACTCCTAGCGGCGTTAGAAAGCAAACTCTACAGCCTGATCAATTCAAAAAGATCAAATTGATAGAGCAACCTATGAATCGTATCTATTGGACAGTTGCTGACTATACTGATATCTCACGAAATCTAAAACCTAGCGGAGAGATACCTATGCATTTTGGTTTGCTCAAGAAGTTAGGCCAACACAACACAGATGTAAGAGTAGTGATGCATCTTCATCCTACATACATTATTGCTGCAATGCATGCTGGTATTCAGCTAGCTGATCTAGCAAAAGATTTCCCAGAGCTATCTCGTTACACTAAAGTAGCGCCAAATGTCGGTGATGTGCCACCTATTAGTCAAGAATTGGCAGATCAAGTACATGAAAAACTTGACCTTGATGCGCAAGGTAACATAGCATATGATATCGTCGGTATCAAAGGTCATGGTATCGTAGCAATTGATTCTAGTCCATGGCGTGCATATGAACATATTGAGAGATTGAACCACATATGTAAGATAGTACTTGCTAGTGGAAAGTAGGAATAAAAATGACAACTAGTAGAACTGATTTCAATGAAACGTGGCTCACAGAAATGCCAATGGGCATTGGTTCATTTCACATATACGATATGGTAGAATACAACATAAAAGACAGAATTAGAAGCGGATCAAAAGTAATTGATCTGGGTAACAATCTAAAGAAAATCGATGGCAAACAAACTAAGTATTATTGGTATGAAAGTAATGGGCGTATCGATTTAGGCGTAGAACTGTCGGTTCGTCCACAAGGCTTAGTGGTAAACGCACTAGGTAAAAATCCAAAACTTAAAGGACATGCGCCATATGCCAGTGATTTGTATGACAGTATCCTAAAGGATAATAATCGTTCTATAAAACTTCTTAGCGACACGCAAATTAGTGACGATGCATATGAACTATGGAAACGTTTGTTCAAACTAGGTCACACTATTACGATATATGACAGTGAACGTCCAGGTCAAACTATGCAAACGTTCGACAGCGTAGACGAGATGCGTAAATTTTTTGCCTATGACAATACGCTATACAAGCGATATCAGTATGTTTTGTCAGAATCTGGCGAGATGCTGGCAGAAACGCGAAGCTACTTCAATACGCGACGATTAAGAGAATTGACACCTGGCTTACTGTAAAAGGAAAAAATAAATGTCGAAACAACAATACAATCTAAACACTAAAACAGACTACCTTAATCGCAAGATGTTTCTAGATCCTGCAGGCCCAGTCACTGTCCAGCGATTTGAGGAAGTAAAGTACAACAAATTAGCAAAACTAGAACAGACTGCTAGAGGTTTTTTCTGGGTTCCTGAAGAGATCAGTTTGACAAAAGATTCGAACGATTTCAAAGATGCCAGCGACAGCGTCAAACATATTTTTACCTCTAACCTCTTGCGACAGACCGCGCTAGACAGCGTGCAGGGTAGAGGTCCATCGCAGATTTTCACACCAGTTGTTTCATTACCTGAACTGGAAGCACTACTTTACAATTGGACTTTTTTTGAAACGAATATTCATAGTCGCAGTTATAGCCACATCATTCGCAACATCTACAATGTGCCGAAAGAAATATTCAATACTATTCATGACACTAAAGAAATCGTAGATATGGCCAGCAGTGTGGGTAATTACTATGATCAACTGCATAAGCTGAATTGTCAGAAAGAGATCGGAGAGATGCTGGTCAGTGAAAAGGATCACATCAGAGCAATCTGGCTAGCATTGAATGCCAGCTATGCACTTGAAGCACTTCGATTCATGGTATCATTTGCAACATCACTAGCCATGGTCGAGAACAGGATCTTCATTGGTAATGGAAATATCATCAGCTTGATTCTACAAGATGAACTATTACACAAAGAATGGACAGCTTGGATCATCAATCAGGTTGTCAAGGAAGATGCTAGATTTGCACAAGCAAAACAGGAATGTGAACAAGAAGTGTATAACATGTATTTGGATGTGATCAGAGAAGAAAAGGAATGGGCAGATTACTTATTCAAGAAAGGTCCAGTCATCGGACTGAATGCTAATATTCTCAAAGACTTCGTGGATTATACCGCCATCGGTGCTCTTAAAGAGATCGGTATTAAGTATAACACCACTGCACCAAAAAATACGCCTATTCCATGGTTTCGAAAACACACCGAAACTAGCAAGAAACAAACAGCCTTGCAGGAAAATGAATCAACAAACTACGTCATAGGTTTGATGGATTCAACAATTAATTATGATGAATTGCCCGAGCTATAAGTATCAGCCTAAGGAGAGATTATGAAAGCGATTATCTGGACCAAACCTACTTGCCCTTATTGTGTGGCAGCTAAAAATCTGCTCGATATGAAGGGTATTTTGTATGAAGAACGAATCATTGGTGAAAACTGGACTAAACAGCAATTGTTGGAATCAGTGCCAACAGCAAAGACTGTGCCTCAGATTTTTCTGGGCGAAGAATACGTGGGCGGCTACACTGAACTTAATAGAAAATTAGGGTGATTTATGAACTTTAAAATTGATGAAATCTACACATTTAAATTGAATAGCGGCGAAGAAGTTGTTGCTAAAGTTTTAGAAATAGGCGACGAATGCTTGATTATTGGAAATCCAGTTTCAATTGGGCCAACTCCAAGTGGAAAACCTGGGTTGATTCCTAGCATGTTTACCTACAATATCGAGAGTTCGGTAGAGCTAAATACTAACAGTATTGCTATGATTGGACTTACAGATGAGAACATCAAGTCCCAGTACATTCAAGCTACTACTGGCCTGAGTGTACCTAGCAAAAAGGTAATTATGGGATGAAGAATGCCAAAACTGAGCAGAGTTGGGGATAAGAATAACGCTGGAGGCCAGATCAAAAAGGGTGCAAAAACCGTTTTTGCCAATGGGGTAGCTGTGGGCCTTCACACCTCTGAAATATCCTCGCATAAACCATACGGAACTTCGCATCCACCTCATAGATCAGCTAAAACTACAGCAGGAAGCCCTACTGTTTTCTGTGAGGGTGAACCAGTTTTACGAGAAGGCTCACCTAATTCATGTGGTCACAAGATCACTGAAGGCAGTCCAGATGTGTTTGTGCCATGAGTAATTCTGGCAAACAGTCACCGCTTGGAGTCAATGTTCTTGGCTCTATGCTAAATGATCAAGGGTTGAATATCAATCCGGCGGTAGTGGGTTACATAGGATCAAGTACTGATAACAATAACTATGTTGTTGGCAACATCATCTCAGAGACCTGTCTTAGTTTATTAACTGACGCAATTCATCAAGCCTTTATTGATGGTCAGCCGTCTGGTAACGCAAACATTGCAAATACCACCTATGCTAATCTCATCACAGTGGGTGCTAATGTCATACCTGCACTAGGCAATTCTAAACCACCTACTTACGAAATTGAAGATCCATCAGATCAATGGCTTGGTGAGGTCAATACAGGTTATGCAGTTACTGGCAATTCTTATCAAGGACAAGCGGCTACCTGGTTGCCTTATGATTTGACTAATCCTAATTTTAGTGTAACTCAGTGGGGATATTTACGATTGCTAGCACTGCAAGGATACAATGACTTCAACTGGAACGGTATTGTAGATCCAGTGGATCCAGAATACGGCAATATACAATACAAAGAATTCACTTCAAGCTTTCTAAGCGCACAAGGATTTCTATCATCATCTAATTCTCCTATTGTCGCATTGCAAAATTCAAAGAATTTTCTAGACGGTACTTATAGTAACATGAATGATTTGATGAGTGCAGACATCACTGGCGTAAGTCTGGCAACTCAACAGTTTGGATCTGATCTAATGAACTTGGGTAAGGCGTTGAACTTGGCACAGATCGCCACTTTTGGATTGCCGTCTAATTTACTGAAAACACTACAGCAAAATAATGCGATTACGCAAGCAGTAAGTCTTGCACTATTAGGCGCAGAGTTAACCCAGACTGAAATCGCAACAATACTAAATCCTAATGCTTCTGGTATCAGTGTTGCACAAGAACAGAAGATATTCGGAGCATTC